GAAGTTGTTACTAATATTGACAGACGCATGTTTCAATTACAGACTGGCAAAGTTGCGTTGGCACGTCAGATTTGTTCTTCTTTCTTTCATTCCTCCTCTTGGTAGTTCTTTAGTTGACGCCAGCGTCAACTAAAGTTGTACTTTTTGTAGCCAAAAAGTTGAAATGGTGACCCAACTTAACGTATAAATAGGACTCATTAAGAAATGGGGGCCAAAATTTCTCAGCATGACTGCGTCAACCTTGCAGACCTACCGGCGGATGTCTATGAGTCTATCGTCTCAGAGACGTACACTGTTCAGAGGAACCCTAAAAATTCGGATGACCCGGTTCCTGGGACTAGGGGAGCCCGCGAAGATGAAGGGTGGATAATCCCTCGAGAGCCTCTTCAATCGTGGAAAGCCGCCCATGCCTCCTTTGTAAGAGACGAACATGTTCCGATCTGGAGGTTCAACATGACCAATGGACAAGACCCCTGTGACCCCGCATTTCTGTATGGCTGGCGCAAACATGGAACCTTCTGGCCTACGCGGTTGATTGAATGGGAAGAGCGCGAGGCCTGGTTCACCTGGCTTCTGACACAGGTAGAGACACTAAAGACTCCGTTGCAGAAGCAAGAGGAGAAATAGAAAGTTCTGTATGTTCACCAAAAGATGTTGTTTTAGATGTTTATTTTTGTTTTTGTTTTTGTCTACTGGTCCAGTTCGTTCAGCTCTTCTTCTGTTAGGGCCTTTATTTCATCCAGAAGTTCCCGTTGACGTTCATCACGATGAGCACAGAGGCCACAGTGGGGTAACCCATCTGTCTCGAGTACCAAAGTATGCAGAACCTTTTTGGCTAGACGATGCGGTGTCTTTTGTGCTTCTTTAACAAGGTCTAGCAAGAGAGGTGTGGCCAGCTCTTCTGGAGTGCTTACATCCACAATTTTCTGCAGAAGAGGAAGCCAGTCTTCGTCCAGTTTTTTGTTGGTTAACAGCAATTGTGCCAATGCACTTCTCACTGACAAATGCTGACCATCGCATTGGGACATGGGATGACAAGATGTGCAATTCATAGGTAACTTTCTTAAGCTACCCCCTACAATGAAGGGGGAGGCCCTACGGTGTCAACTTTTAATGTTACGTATAGTTATATTAATATCAGTCTCAGGAATCCAAGCTATAACAATACAATAAGCTGTTTTAAACATTTCTTTTACTTGTTTTTTAGAAATATAACGCCATGATTCATAAGCATGCATAGACTCTGGAAAGATACATGAATAGGCCCATGCATCTTCAAATGTAGTAAATGTATCTATATCTATTATACCGGGTTCTCTATATGTTACACGCCACATTAATTTAGTCTACATATTAGTCTTATTGTTAACGCAAAAAATTATTATCTAGAAATAGTAATGTTAGGAAATCCGGTACATTCTTGGGGAAATACTCCGTATCATCAACAATCTTCGTTTGTTAATTCAGCCGGTAGACGTGGTGGTCATACAGATATAGAACCATTCCTATATAAAGTAGCAAGAGGTATGGATAGAAATGGTCAGCTTCTTGGTTTTAATGAACGTCTAAATTCTGCTTTAACATTTAATGATTATGTGGCCAAGAATCCTCACCAGAACTGGCCCGAGTTGATCAGTCCTCCGAATTATACAATGCGTACTTCTCCACTCTGTCTTGCTGTAGAAAATGCTAATCTACCTATGGTAATAGTTCTGTTATCTTTGGGTGCAGATCTGGATATTAGCCCTATGTGTAGTAATAAAACACCATTGAATAGATCTAATAATTATTCTTCTCCTGAGTCTGATGCAATAAAACTGTTTATGACCTGGGTTGCTGATAACAGAGCGTTTATTAGTGGATATCTTGAACCATATACTTCGGAACAATTAAGAGATTTAATATTAACATATTCTCAAGACATTCAAGACCTTCCTAAAAATACAACAGCACGTAAATCTAATGCAAATCTGCTTAGAGCAAGACTATTTAAGGGAGGGAGTCGCAGACGTAAGAATCGTAAGACTAGAAGAGCTGTTTAAAAAAGTTGAATACATATTGCAACCATAGTAATACATACTCCTTTTACGAAGACGTAAATGGATTCTGTTTTACAGCATCTTATGCCTTTCTTTGATACGTGGGAGGCCCGTTTTCTTAGACGCGTGTCTAAGCAGTTCAAACAAGCAGTGGCAGACCATCCCTGGACCACTTGTCAGCCTATTCGTGGCAAGATACAATGTTGGAGGGCATGTTTCCCCAATGCTACTATTGCATCTTGCTGGGCAGACTATTTTCCACGCAAAACTCCTGTGCTAGACAGTGATCTGACCTACTTTGTTGGTCTCAAAGAGCTCAATGTCAGTGACCAATCAATAACAGACAATGCATTGGCACCTTTCTCAGACCGAGGAATCCACACTCTAAATGTGTCAAACTGCCAAAATCTCACAGATGCAGTATTCCAGTTCTTACAACACACACAGGACCTGAATGTTAGCTCGTGTTGGCAGATTACAGGCAGTGGGTTTCCCCATATCAAGGGAATCCCCAAACTCGACATACGCTACTGCCTAGGTCTTGACAAGGACAACTTGGTGCACTTGGTCGATGTAAAATGTCTAATGATGACTGAGGAAGAATCTCCAAGTGATAACATGTGGTATTGGTAGGGATGAGTGAAGGAGCTTTTATGGAGTTAGTGAGTCGTGGGAAAAAGGATGCATATTTTATTCAAGATGCAAATAAGTCGTTTTTTGGTACTCCTTATGTCCAACGCCATCCTTCTACATTTGAAACTCTGTATCAAGAAACTGAGAATCCCGCTATTTTTGGACATTTTGTAGATATCGAGATTCCTAGATACGGAGACATACTACAATCAGCCGAAATCCGGATTAAGATGCCTACATGGCTCCCAGATAGAATTGCTACTCTGAATTCTAACATTCATCTAGATAAAACTGGGTCTTATACTCCTGACATTCGTATTGGGCCTAATCGGCTGTATTATGGTTGGACAAATGGTATTGCTAATTTCTTAATTAAACGCTGGGTTCTTATGATGGATTCTATACAGATTCAAGAGGGATTCGGTGATTATAATGACTGGCAACCTCTGTCAGATACTACACATCTCAAAGCACCTCTTTTAAATTATTCCACAGGGACACATGACGGTTCTGATAGTAATATTCAACGCAATGCTACTCCTCCCGAACTTACTTTTATAGTTCCTATTGTAGGTCCCTTACCTATTGCTGCATTAAAAGCCCAGCGTCTTATTTTACGCGTCTTTCTAAATACAAAGGATCTCATGGTTGAAAGTTCGGCAGATAGTAATGGAAATCCAGAAATTTGTCCTGCACCATGGGGCGAACCAATATATATTAATGGTGTTCTACAACCTGAAACAACATTCACAAAGTATCAGGTCGGCAATCCACAAATTAGAGGCCGATTTGAGATTATCCATGTAAATGAAGAGAGTAGAGCACAATTAAAATCCGATTCACATGCTATTTTATTTAAACAACAGTGTCGCCAAGATTTTGTTTTAGATAATACAATGTGGCCAACAAATTCAGGGCAGACTACTACCAAAAATATACGGATAGAACTTCAAGGATTGTTTCAACGGCTCTTTCTTGGTCTAACATCATATGCCCGTAGTCGTCAAAATAAGTACAGAGATCTGTCACCTCCGTTATATGGTCCTATACTACCTGAGAATCTACAGTTTGTTAATTCTATGTCGGTTTCCATAAATAATCAAGAAAGAATTAGTTCATGGGCCACATCAACCTTTCAGGAACTAACACAGAATTTGCAGATGAAACGGGACATCACTAGGAAATTGTATTTCATTGTATTTGGTTCTTATTTAGAGATTGATGAACCGGCGGGGGCAATGAATTTGGCTAGAACACAAAAAGCGGTTTTGTCGTTGACATTGAATAATATTTTGCCAGATCCACAGCTGGGATCTAAGTTAACTTTGGCTTCTCTGATGGGAGATGCGTGGAATATTTTGGATGTAAAAGATGGAATAGCCAAGGTACGGTATATGGATTAATTAACAGGTTACCTTAACAGGTTACCTTAACAGGTCACCATAGCCCCTTATCTCCACGGCGGGTGGTAGCTATTGTGTCGGCATTGTACTCTTCATCTTCTTCCTCTTCTCCTTCTGAGTACTCAAACTGTCCGTCAGAAGCAAGTGTCAGATGATGATGAAATTCTGACCTTGACCTGTCCTTTGTCTTGTCCTTGCCCTTGTCCTTTTTAGCCATGAGTGTTGGCTCTGGCTCCGGTTCCGGCTCCGGTTTTACCGGTTTTGTCAAAGCCGCCGCCTTGTAGTTGAGAGTCAGAATTGGTTTGGTCGTTGCCGAACCCAGAGAAGGATAGGCCGACTCTGAATTGATGTTTACGGCCTCCTCATATCTGTGGCGCTCCTTTCTTGCCGCCAATGCCGCCACTGTAGCCTCCCTCTCTTGAAATGCGTTGGAACCATGAGTTGTTTTCTTGCTGGCAAACGCCGACCATCCTGTTGAGTCAGTCATCTAACTCCTATTATATGAATAATAGGGCTTAGGGCTTCAACTTTTTAGTGAAAAGTTGACGGTGTTGGTGCTATAGACTTTATAGCAGGGTCTTGAAGACAAGATCAGAATGAATATGTTGTCCTGGCTAGAAGCATTCGAGAGTTCACACAAGTTGGAAGAACTGTACGTTGAGGGAACACGGCTTGTGGCATCTAACATGTCCGTTGATGAGCTCGGTATTGAGCTCAGCCGTCTCCATGAGATTGTAACCAAGCAGATTGGGAAGTACCCTGATACTTTGCCCGAAGAAGCAAAAATTGTATGGGACTACATTGGCACGCTTAGTTATCCCTACAAGTACTGGACCATCCTGCGAACTTCTCTGGAAGACGGCACATTTCACAAGCTTGATCTGTCTACCGTGTATTCAGAAGAGCTAGAGGAGGAGTTTAAGCGAGCGCATCGTACCACGGTAGCACAGACCCTAGTCTTCTATTTACGTGGTCTGGAAGTGGCCCATGACCAGGCTATTTGCATCCTCACTGGCATGTCTGGTCTATGGTCAGTAGAACAGTTTCTGGCCAAGTCCAAGAGCGAGATTGCAGACCTCTTGCAACTTGAACCTGACATGCGAGAACTCTTAGGGACCTGATAAAATAAGACCCCGTCCGTGGCTTTTCTGTTGGTCTGCAAGGGACCATTCATCCGGAATGTCATCCGGAAAATACTTATCATAAAAAGCCTCGTACGCCGCATCATCAGGGACCTCAACCGTGTCTCCGTCAACCTTGAAACCGGCCTCTGCAGTAACACGTCTCCAGAATGCACATGCTGATGGCAAGAGCAAGATAGGTTCCCGCAGATCCTGGATGTTAGTATACTTGTACATCATGGAGCCCCGTGTTGTCTTGGCATGCAATGCCTCAACAGGAATTGCATACAGACGGGCCTTTCGGCCCTCTTTTTGCGTCAGGCGAAGCATCTCAGGAGCAACGAGATTCTTTTTTTTTGCGATTGCTGCCAAGACTCTGGAACATGTGGTGAGAACAGTGTCAGGAGTCAGAACCAGATTCTTGAATATCTTGGGGTCATTGGGAGCTCCGTGGGCCAACCATGATTCTTGGAGAACGTGAAGATTCTCTTCGGAAACATAGAGTTCCCATGCCCAGAAATAGGCCTGTTGATTTACGGTGCGAAGGCATAGCTGAAGAGCAGCAACGACTTCATCGAGTTCATAGAGATTACGTGTAAGCATAGTAAAACGTTCTTACGTTTACTGCTAATGATTAGTGGTTAAAAAGCCCCGTGTCAAATTTAAATGCGGTTTACGCCCAGACCTAGACCAGATGCAGACCATACCTTCAGCCATACTACAGGTGCAGTTTGACCAGGAGCACCCTCAGCCTTTGCTGCATCTGCACCATTAACTAAAGCCGCCGCCCTCCAGGTAGAAAGCTTTAGACTAGGAGACGTTATCAGTGCACTTTGGCCAGTTAAGCCAGTGCCACTGTAAACATGAATCTCAGAACCTAGGTCACGGTAGATTGCACCAACTGAGCCAGGAGTCTGAGGAACAATAGTGGGAGAAAGACCCGTAGTAGAATCTTGTTGAGGTAACTCAGAAGCTACAGTACCAGAGCTCCCACTGTTATTATAAAACACCGTGCTAGGCTTAGTAGGAGAGGTCATCACGAATGCACCGCTTGCATCTGGTGTGGCATCAGTTACGATAAAATACTTGCCAGAAGAAGGCTTCTGCCGAAAACTAGACATAACAGAAGACATTTATACTCAGGGTAAACAATTTTTTATTGGCTCAATGTTCTAAATAATTTCAGGAGCTTCGCATCTTTATCTTTGGACCAATCGGCCTTTGTAAAAGGAAATCCATGTAATGGTTCCCATCCTCCAGCTACGGGTTTTAGAAGTTTATTTTCTTTTTCTAAACGTTTAAGCAAGTCCAGGAGGATCAATGGGCTCTGGATTGGTAAAAATCCCAGATCCACTCGAATTCCTTCCAGGGGATATTCTTTTCCCGTAGCCGTCATTCGTGACTTGGTAATATCGTAATATAAGATAGTTATATATTCAGGGCCACTACGATTATCTGATTCAATGTATAACTTCCAGGAAGGTGGTGGTGGAATATGGCGTCTGGCCGGAATTGAATATCCAGGAACTGTACGCAACATTACTTGTTTTAATGCCTTGAAATCACCAAGAGTTAGATGTGCTCCTGACGGAAGAGTGGCAATCTTATTTTCTTTGTGTTCGGCTACTATACGGTCATTTAATCTAGGAGCCAGAGTGCACGAACCATCATGAAGTCGGACTAGATTTTGTAGTTCAGGGAGATTATATGTTATTAGGTCTTTTCCAGTTAGAGGATCTTTGGTATACTTACAATTCTTACTAAGCCAAGTTATGATTGAATTGCGATCTTCCATTGGTACAGGTCCGGAAAGACCTTCTATTAATCTATCTGAATCTGACATAGAATCTAGATTTCTGACTTCAGGATACAGTTTCTTATATGTGTCTCCACCTATTTTAATACATCTTCTAGTCATTCTATTAATTACATATCCGGGTTTACATGCTTCAATTGGTTTTGGAGCTAGTTTTGGAGCCTGGTACGGTTGATAAAAAGGTTTTGGAGCTTGGTAAAAAGGAGTTGGAACTTGTTTAGGAGCCCTGTAAAAAGCTCTATATGGACTATAAGCCATAGCTTCTTGAACTTCTGCGTTTCTAACATTGCCTTGTGCATATAATCTTTTACCTACGTTACCCGTTGGAAGAACGCATCTACGTGTTCGTTTATTTAAGATTAATCCAGGTGGACACTGCATCCTTACTTAGTATATATATTCTTTGTCTAATATAAATGGCAAACTATGCAGCTAAATATGGAGCTCAGTTAAATGCTGGAAATGAATTCCTTGCACAACTAAAAGCAAAAAGGAATCCGTTTTCACTTGTATCTGCACCTGCACCTGCTGCAAGATATACTGTAGCTGGATATTATAACCCCTCTTCAGAAACATATGTTGAAACATCAGACCCTGACTTAGCTGCGTCCTGGGTAAAACCTAACACTTCTACTAGAACAGTACGATCTCAAGGTAAAGTTACATATAGAGGTGGAAGTCGTAGAAGAAAAACCAGGAAGTCCCGGAAATAATCTATGCGTTTAATATATGGTTCGCAGAACGAGAAAACAACATGGAGGAGCTGGCTGGCAGGAAGAAGCAAGGGCCAAGGCCGCAGCAAGTTTGGAAGCAGCAGAAGCAGCTAAGATAAGACGCTATGAGCTTACTCCCGAACAGGCTCAAGAAAAACTAAACAGAATAGCCGCCATACAACGTAATGCCGTACGCCAGGCAGAAGCTAATGCTGCCAATGCTGCTAAGGCAGCGGCCCGTAAGGCTGAACTGAATGCAATCAGAAATACACACAAACAATTTTCTAATTCTAATCGAAATGCCGAAGTTGCCAAATTAGGTGATTATTCTAGTTTTAGCAGAGCACTGAAGAAGATAGGGACTCCCGTAGTGGCGGCTGCACTTAGACAGAAGGTTGCATCTATGTCTCGGAATAGCTACGAAAAATTAAAGAATGAATTAATTGAAAATGAACAACAGGATTTAGCAAATAAATTAGAGTCTCTGGGTGTTACGCCTATGGGAGTATCTACAAAAGCTAATGTTACTCCTTCGTTTAATAATAACGGATACAATCAAAATGGTTATAATATTATTGGTAGAAATAGATTAGGTTATAATAGAGAAGGGCTAAATGTATGGGGTCAACCAAAACCTATACAAGCACAAGGAGAATCAAACGAACATTATACAGCCCGCTTAGAAAAAGTTTCTTTAAATAATAAAGCAGTACGCAATAGCTATGGTGGATCTCGTAGAAGTCGCAGGAATCGCTTTTAAGAATAAAATGATTTAACTTTTGGATGACACACTACAGCCTTTGACTGGATTCTATGGATATATAGACCTTCCAGTGAACGGACTCGAGAAAGAGCAACATAGGCCTGGCCATATTCAAAGACCGATGATCCAATATCAATAAGAGCCAAATCAAGAGACATTCCTTGACTCTTGTGAACTGTTATTGCATATGCTATTCTCAGTGGAATCTGAGACCGACCAACTCCTTCTGGAAGAAACCAAGAGGCCCGTTCAATAGGAGTCGGCGAACCATTCTTAAATTTAACGATTGGTAGCCCTGCATCTGTATATCCCATTATAATACCTCGAGATCCATTGACAAGTTCAGAAGTTAGATTACGGATTAACATAACCTGTGCACCGACTTTGAGTTCTAACATTGGTTCATATGGTGCCGATTTATCTAGTTTATCTATGGCTTCTTGAGTAATTTGTGCACCTTTTTTTGATGCATTTACAGCTTCAAAGACCCTGGATTCTCCATTCAAGGTATCCATGTTAGCCTTATTAATCTTGTCAACATCCGAATTCCGACTATAGATAAGTGTCGGCTTGATTTCAAGTGCCGACCAATCTAGTCGGCGCGACTCTAAAATCTTGATTGATTCGGGTGTTAGAGCTCCTAGACGGGCCTCTGTTAGAATCTGTTGAAAAACCGGATCAGACTGTCTAACAATCTGAGTCAGAGTATGGGTTTCATCAATAAGTGTTGACCATATAGATGATTCAAATGCAAAGGCTGAATTTACTGGTGGAAGTTGACAGAAGTCTCCTACTAAGACGAGCTGAATACCACCGAATCGTTTAGGACCACGAATTCGCTGGGCTATTAGATTCAGTTTTTCCAAGAGTTCTGGACTCATCATGGATATCTCATCAATAATAAGAATACGGGTTTCTTGCCAGTCTATACGAGCCTTTGGATTTTTTAAGATTTTTGTTGCAAGAATACTCGGAGATTCTTCGCCTAGACCAATAGAGGCCCAGCTATGGAGAGTTCTAGCTTGGATAAGAAGAGCAGCACAACCCGTCATTGCGGTCACAGCTACAACGATACCAGCATCGCGGGCCCAGTCTACAATAGTCTTGATTGTATAAGATTTGCCTGTACCACCTGCACCTGTAAGAAATATATTTTTCCCTTGTTTAACTGCTTCTAGTGCCATTAATGTCTTTTTGACCGTGTTTTAGTTATCAAGTTTTTATGCCTTCTAGTTCTTTTTCGGCCACCTTTATGATTCGGACCACTCGGACCACCAAGACTAACAGCCCTATTTAATGCATTCCATCTAGCTTGTTCTGCATTTGAAATACCTGTACTAAAATTGCTAGGATCACTTGCTACAGAACTAGATCTTCTAGGTCCACTAGGATCTTCTTGGGATAGTCTCTTTAATACCATTTGTTTTTCATTTTCTGATATATTTGTGTTACTTGTAAGTAATAAATATTCTAATTTATTTAAGTCTGTTTTTTGTGTTTCATACTCTTGTTTCTTATTCGACCAATAAGGTGAATCAAGCATACCGGTTTTATCTATTAACTGAGTTAAAACTGCGTTTTTTAGTTCAAAATCATCCGTTTTGTTTAACAGAGCATTTAATTCATCAATTGTTTTTTCTATTTTTCTTGTTGGAGTATTAGTTTTATTAGAATATCCTTCTGTTCTTAATATATTTGCCAATCGATTATATGACATATCTACTATAAGAAATATAAAATTTGACCAGTTAGTTTGGCAAAAATATGCCAAACCAATGGCAGAAAATCCCCGACTCAAGTATCGAATGGCAGAAATTGCTATTATTTCTCCTAATGAGGCTGTAGTAAATCAACATGATTCTGTACAGATTCATGAGGTAGCTATAGCCAAGAGGAAGAAGCGGGAGGCAGAGGAGCCTCTTCTTCAATCTAATCCTAATCGTTTCGTCATATTTCCCATACAACATGCAGATATCTGGAAAATGTATAAGGACCATGTATCTGTATTCTGGAGGCCCGAAGAGCTTGACTTGTCCAAAGACATGAAAGACTGGGTAAAATTGTCTGCAGGTGAACAGCATTTTCTCAAACGCGTCCTAGGATTCTTTGCCGGTTCGGATGGTATTGTAATGGAAAATTTGGCCCAGCGATTCATGACAGAAATTCAGATTCCAGAGGCAAAATTCTTCTATGGTGTTCAGATGATGATGGAGACGGTTCATTCTGAGAGCTATTCTTTGCTCATTGACACCTATATTGAGGAGCGGGCCGAGAAGACAGATATTCTTCGGTCTATCCAGACTGTTCCGTGTATTCAGAAAAAGGCTGAATGGGCTCTTCAATGGATGTCTTCGGACGAAGCTGACTTTGCTACGCGTCTAATGGCATTTGCTGCGGTCGAGGGTATTTTCTTTAGTGGAGCATTTTGCTCAATCTTCTGGATCAAACAGCGCGGAATCTTGCCAGGTCTAACAGCATCTAATGAGTTTATTGCCCGTGATGAGGGCCTGCACACGGATTTTGCCTGTCTCCTGTATTCCAAGTGCAAACACAAGTTGCCAAAGACAAAGGCACACAAGTTGATTCGAGAGGCTGTGAAGATTGAAAAAGAGTTTATTACCGAAGCTCTGCCCTGTTCGTTAATTGGAATGTCGGCCCCGCGCATGGCAGATTATATTGAGTTTGTAGCTGATCGGCTTCTAGTCACTATGGGCTATCCTAAACTGTGGGACACGGCCAATCCTTTTCCATGGATGGAAAAGATTTCACTAGAAGGCAAGGACAACTTCTTTGAGAAGCGTGTGACTAATTATGCATTGGCTTCTGTGGGCCAGGATTCAACTAAGAGCGGGTTTTCTTTGTCTGAAGATTTCTGAAACCGTTCGGTTTCAGTAATCTAAGGCCCGTTATACGGGCCGAGGACTTTTTAAGCAAAGCTTAAAAATAAAAATAAGATTCCAAGACAATTCCTCCAAATGCCAGTATTGCAGTAATTATATATGCCGGTGATTTTGTTAATTCAAACATAAAGAAATTAATACACAGTAAAAGCGTACAGTATATCAGAAAAGTTCTTGAACCTCTACTAAGTCTGTTTCGACATATTGGACATGTCTGTTGTATTAATAACCACTCTTGTAAACACGGTCTACAAAAGGAATGATTACAAACTGTAGTAATCATTGCTTTTTCTTCTAAACATATTGGACATGTCATTGCTTACTATAAAAGTGAAACTATTACGGCCTTTTAAGTAGGGGCATGGGTTCCATTACTTCAAAACCAGTATCTACATGTTCTATATGTCTCGATACTATGAACAAGGATTTAAATACTCTGGACTGTGGTCATTCGTTTCATACTTCCTGTGTCTCTACATGGTTCCAACATAAGACTAGTTGCCCCCTGTGTAGAAAAGATCAGAAACAAGATGAAGATTATGTTACACTACGAGTAACGTGGACACAAGTTGGTGATCTATGGACCCGTAATGTCATTGTGCTCAGTTCTCCGTTCACATGGAGACCTGCCGATGGCCCTATGCCTCCCGCACTACAGGCATGGATTGCTGACAGATAGAGACTTCTTTCGTTTCATAAGTAAATACTGGTCTTGCACCGTAATGTTTGAGAGGTAGAAATGCCGATGATAATTGTCGATGTTTACCCGTCTTAATATCTTTGTTATTCTTTTTTTGTCGTGAACAATTACAGATTAAGATTGTCTTGTATTGTGTAGTCAAAAAGTCCATAAAATCATAGATTTCTGCTGTTGTCCAGTGTTGTAATACATCTTTCAGGATACACATATCTGCTTGTGGAAGATCTCTATTTGCAAAACAATCTTGGACCCGGAATTGTCTAGTCGGTGTTGAATATTGTTGTAGACTTTGAATCATAGGTTCATATACATCAAATCCTGTGTATGTTACATCTAAACCATCGTAGATAGCGGGGCCACAACGAAAATCTCCGCATCCAATGTCTACTACTGATTGAATCCGATGTTCTTGAATAAAATTACGAAGCCATGGAATATATTCTCGGTTAAATTCTACGGAAGATCCCGAACCACTAGATCCTTTATAAGTTTGATTGTTAGATCCCCAGTATTCTCGTTCATAGATTCCAGTGAAAATTTGTGTATGTTTAAGGTCCATTAGTGTTCTAACATGATATTCATTTAAATTCAGTAGTAATTATAGAATGAGGAATAGAATGACTAGACGTAAAGCTCGTAAGAGTCGTAAGAATCGTAAGAGTCGTGTTCAGCGTGGTGGTTTTATAGAACCAATAGGATTTGTACATATTAATACAAATACTGAAAACTGTTATAGTTGTGGACAAAGATGTATTCCTGCAGACAGTGAGTTATTTGAAAAACAACAAGAATGTGTTAATGGAGAAATTCGTGAAGTTACTTCAGTTGCATCACGTATTAGAGCTCTTAAAGGTGCTACACCTCCTCCTTCAGTAGGTAGATTAGGAGGTAGTTTAGGGTTAAAATCTAGATCCTAAGTAGAATGTCGTGTAAGTCTACTGTAAGTCTGCCTCAAAATGCTGTTTTAGATGCTGGAACTGTATCAGAACTTCGGAAGGCCGCGACTTTATATTTTAATGTACCTAAGCCTGGATTAATTGGCAGAAAGTTTAAAAGCGCCGCAGACTATGTTCAATACAAAAAAGCAGAATCTCTGGCCGGTTCTTCTAATGGATTACTACCTCCTCAGAGTAATGTAATTACTCAGTTACAAGGAAATTGTTGAATTCTAAGACGAGCTCTCCACATTTCTACGGCCGACTTCTTTTTATCCGTCTCAGGAAATGTAGCTACAACGCGTTCAAACAAAGTCCTTCGATGTTCTAACATCTGGATGACCCATGATTCTTTGTCTTTGACTTGGGGCATTGACAAGTCTTTGGCCAGTTTATTGAGTCAAATTTGCCAACTTTGTTTCCATAATGGTTTGCCAGTCATCCAAGAGCTGAATCTTAGGGGGCTTTGTTGCATCAGTCCATATCACGTGACCAATCTTTGTTGGATTGGTCAAGTCGTATGTATAGGCCTCTGTAGTTGTGGGGTCCACCAGATAGACGATTCCTTGGATCTCAAGTTTGTACATTGCATATTAAAATGTGTTTGTTTCAATGTCAACTTTAACATTTAATAGATTTAATATAGAATGTGGATTAACTTCTTTCATTATTTCTGATCCTTTAACTTGCTTATAGAAAGGCAAAATTTTCCAATCAGTAGATTGTGTTGCAAGTTCATAAATTTTACTATAGAAATCTGTTGGAAGACATGCTTTTGCATCAAATGGCATATCTTTGCCTAATTCAATATTCATGTCATGTATTTTAAATGCAAGTTCGCACATTAGAATACTAAATCCAGAACATACTGTAGCCAATTTTTCATGAGTAAATAATTTTTCTTTAGTCTTATCAACACGTCTTTTAATTTCTTCTAAATCTGTTTCAATACATCGTTTACCTGTTAGTAATTTACTTCCAATTTTTGTAACTGTATCCCAAATACTATAATCTATCAATGAATTTTCTAGAAAAATTTTCGATAAGAATGCGGTTGTAGCACGGATAAGAGAGGCGTTTGGGCCTACATATCTAAGAATATGAATTGTAGGATCTTCTTGTTTACGATCTATTTTTGTTGTATATGCACTGAATCCATATACACTAGGATGTGTTCGAGAAATAATTAAAAAGTCTGGTTCATAGCTAATAGTTTGTGATCCAAAAATAGTTTCTATATGACCCGCTTTGTATGTTGAATTTGGCTGATAATATAAAATATCTCCAGGAGTAACTACTGGAAAATTTTGTAAATCAAGATATTTAGAATAGCGAGTACATATTTCCTTTATACCAGCAATTATTGTATCTAAGTTAGATGCATATATAGGATTTATTTTTTGATCTTGGCTAAAATAATTATTAGCATCATCACAGAATTTATTAAAATCATTATTAAATGTTAATGAATCTTCGGGATCATTTTCAAATATGATAAATTTTTGTATGGTTTGTTGTTCTTTTAGTATCATATATGGAATAGAACCGCCCCCACGCTGTTTATATGTTTTTCTTTTGTGTCGTCTATTATATTTTCGTGAGACCATTCTTAATATTTAAAAATGTTTTAACAGACTTGGATCCATTATTAAGAATATTCCTAATACTATTAATATCCATAAATATAATTTTGTCTTATCCTCGTCTGACCAGTTATGCGTATAAATATCTGATAGACCCCATATAGCTATCCATGCTAGCATTACAATAAAAATAAAGACAATTCTCATCTACTTTGGGCCAACAAAAGTTGAAATAGCGGGGCCTTGATTATTAAGGTGTCATGGCTTGTAAGACTTGCCTTTCCTGGTTAGGACGTACTGTTGTCCATGCTGAATGTCCTGTTCGTGCATCTGCATGGTGTAGTCAATGTGGATGTAATGGGCATCGCCCATCTGAGTGCACGGAACATATTCCGTGGACAAGACCCTCAACTCTCGAAGAACTGATTCCGGCAGATGTTAAAAAACGCTGGAATCTTAAGACTGCAACCCGGATACAGTGGAGCGAACCAGAACTGGAAGATGCCGAACGCGAGATAGCAGACATCAATGTCATTGAAATCCGCTATCACGTAGAAGGTAAGTCAAACCGTCTTGATGCCCGTCTCAGAGAATTCATGAAACTCAACAAGGTTCAGACTACACACAAGATGGATGACAACATCATGACTTTGCGTGAATGGGCCGTTTACCAGGGAAAGAAAATACGGCTTATCCAAGAAAAATCATAATAAAGTAGGGGATGGGATCTTTTGAAGCCGATGCTATTTCACCAGATATTCCATATACATATGCTGTCGGAGGTGGATATCCAGATACTGTAGCATCAGGCCGAACCACTGTGGATGTTCTGGGCCTCGGTTCTATTCCTGTAAAAGAACTTCGGTCTTTTCAAGAATTTGCTCGTCCTGGTATGTCATATGCACAGCTAGGAGGGTATAGATCAAAACGTAGACAAAGACAAAGTCGAAAGACGTATCGTCGCAATAAAAAGACACGAAACACCCGTAAGCACCGATAAGTATCCAACAATTAATTCCGTTATATCTTTTGATGCCGATGTGAATTTTTCAATACCACCTGGAAGACTGGGTACAGAACCAGGTGCAGTAGTATAATCTCCGGGTATATCGTGGACCGGCTCTTTATAACTCATAGCCTTTGCCTGTTGATCTTTGTGCTTATTCATAGAATCCTCCATTTTTGCGTCTACCGTATAAAGATAATTTGTCTAACAGAATAAGATGCAGACAAAAACAAAGGAAGATCCTGCACAAATTGATGCCGGTGTTCGTGAAAGCAAGAGGTCTATCGGTGCTCGTAAACTAGTTGAACAAATGTATGCTCTTCATGATGCAGGAACCTCTAAGGAAGAAATTGAGTCTGTGATGAAAGATCAGAAAGAGCAGTTTCCGAAACTGTTTTCAATGGTTCTCGACCCAGGACACTCGCGGGCAATGCTGACCGCCATGCTAGACCAGTTGGAGGCGGTAGAGAATGGGAAGAAAACGACTCATGACGCGTCAGTGATGGTCGGAACGGTCCTGGTGAATTCTTATGTGAGACCGAAGTTAGGAATGGCTCCAATGCCTCTTCCAAATTAACCGACATAATCTGTTCATCTGAGAATCCTGTATATTGTCGATTAATCGGTATATTATACTTGGTACACCAGACACGACTGGATTTTATGTTAGAAAGTAGAAGACTTTGAATGAGAGCCTTTGTTGGATGATTAATAAGATTCAATGTTAATTGAATATTACTAATTTGATGACTCTCGACCATTGTCTGAAAACTCTTGAGTTGTTCCAGCCATGATGATTTATATGGGATTGCAGGACACACAGATTCACATTCAGTAAGAGATTTTAATGTGTCTATAACCCACGGTGGAATAATATTGAGTCTATAACCAATCCAGTATCTCTCTGAATTTGCTGGACGACTCGTCAAAGGTTTTACTAGGGCCGTTTTTTCAAAACAGCCCGATAAGAGCCACAGAAGATTCAGAGTACCCGAATATGTCGTATCAAAGAGTTTAAGAATCATTGTGCCTCCGATTCTTAATGTATTGAGTCCACACAGACCTTCTGCAGCTAACAGTCGCTGTACTGTGTTTTCCTGTGCATTAAAGTCAGCACTGAAATCGAATCCACCATCGGCCGTATACAGATGGGCCTTTCCTATATGTTTATGAGCAGACTGCTTAAAGGATTCTTGGTTAGCAAGAGAATACAAATTCCCGGTATTATCAGCACCGTATGTTATTAAAACATTGGGATATGTGGATAAGAATTGCTGTGACTTGCGCCAACCCGGAATAGTTTTTTCAGTGGACCGAAGAGTCATTGCAATCATCCGACATGGAATAGGTTCTGTTCGATGAATAATGGCTTCTAAAAATCCTCCCGGACCTTCGGCCGAGTGTGCGGTCAAGAATGGATCTGCCTTTTCCAGTTCCAGAAGTTCCCAGAGTTCAATCATTTTAAAATACGAGCGAGACAATGGTATGACTGCTGAGATAGATCGATAGGTCCGTTTTTGAAGAGATAAGAAGATATATTCATACGGATTAGTAATTTTCTTGGCAGTGTCCCATGTTTGAACTGTTTGAATCTTATCAATTTCTCCTTTGAGATCTAACAGAGTCTGATGATGCTCGGTTGTAAATATTGGGCGATCAGTGTCTGGTGTTAACGAGTAAGGTGTTTCATCAGGGTAAGGTGCGGTGTCTAACCAATGTAGCGAATTGTCCATGCTGGGTTAAAGGGCCAGGTGTTTAGGTCAACCTTTTTTATATGTATATAATAGAATGCCTGAAAAAAAACGCTGCACGTCTCTGCGCTGTGGAAAAGAAGGAATGCGTCGTAATCCTGGACAGCCTTTTCTATATCCCTTAGACCAATGTGCGCGTGCATGCGCTGAAGGTTCCCCGTTTTGTGCCACGTGTACCACGCAAGTAGGCAATCCCGAAAAATGGCATGGGGCCACTACTAATTCTGCTCTGCCTCCGTATTCTCGTGGCTATTTACCTGAAGGTAGTCCTTTTAGTCACATGGGTCGCTCTAATTATAATATAAAGACTACGGCTGCAGCGCTAGAAAAAGCCGAAAAAGAAGCAGTAAAGGCTGCTGCGGCCGCTGCCAGAGAGATTGAAAAGGCTGAAAAAGAAGCCGCCAAGGCGGCTGCCGCCGCGGCCAAAGTTGCTGTTAGAGAGACTAAAAAGGCTACAAATGCAGCTGTAAAGGCTTCTAATTTAGCTTCTAGAATGGCAAGAGCTGGTGGAGGTGTAAATCAAACTAGGAGGCGTGGATTATTACCAGTGTATCCTGCTGTAAGAGGTGGTCTAGCCGTACCATGGCACGGAAAGACTCGTAGTAGACTAGAACAGTTAGCTAAGGGTCCTAAGTCTAGTTCTAGTTCTAATCGTGAGGGACTAGGTCCTCTCAGATATCCTAAGTTTCCTTATGTAGCTAATCCTAGACCTAATCCTGTTCCTGCTCCTTCTAATGCTAACTGGTTCTAACCTTCATAAGTTAATAGTCCAATACTAATTATACTTAGAACAACACCACACATCTTAGTTAGCGATATTTTCTCATTAAAATAAAAAAGACCCAAACAAGTAACTAATACATCACTCATTAAATCCCACATCAAATTCATTACGGTGAGAGATTCATGATTAAGGGATTTAAGGAGTATTAGTGGTTCAAATGCATATAGAAACATGGGAATAATCATCCAAACTGGATCTAATCCCATACTTACGTATTTCACAATCGGAAATGTAGTTACGTCCAAGGCTGCCATGCCCAGGCCGTATCTTAATGACTCTGTATTAAACATCTACTATTCATCTACGAAATTCATTTCAAGTTCCGGTGTCTCTGTTGTCTCGCTCGGAATCAAAGTCGGCAAAGGAGCCGGAATCTGCAAATCCCGTAATCTACAGCCCGTTTTTGTTTCTTCTTCCTGTTCTTCCATAACACCAACTCTCTCTAACTTCCTCTTCGGAGCCGGTGACGTGGTAATCATGTTAGACATCGCAGACTCATCTAGCAGTACATGTGAGAAACTTGTACCGCCACGAATAGGCTGGCCCGTCATAATATTTGCCGATACTCCAGTGACCGGATCTAGTTCACCAAAGATTGCAGCGCGTAACATAATGTCCTCCACTTGTTCAAAGGAAGCCTTTGCTAATGGACCAATCTTTGCCTTTTTATTTACACCAATACGGTCCGCCGACATTAGTCGACCACGATTACAGATCGTATCTACCAGAAGTGCAACATGGCGATAATTTACCGGTGCAGCCTGCTCGAATAATCCAAAGATTTCTCTGAACAGAATGGTCCGGGCCGCCTCGATACCCAGATTATCGTATACATCGTGAACATGATTACTGATGAGACGAAGTCCATCAACATCCGGATGGATGATTACATCTAGGAAATTAGTACCCAGTGTGTCTAACACGAATTGATCCACTGACTCATACTTGCCCTGGGCCGGATCTATTGCAAAGACCTCATTCTTAATCATGCGGAAACTTACAGACTTGAGGCCCGGTAGACCCCGAATAAGTACAGAGGTCAAGACCTTGTTCTGCATTGCCTTTATCGATACCAGATCATCGAGAGGATCCTGTTTATACTTCATACGGATTCGCATGACAATCTGCGAAGCATTGTGGTCACTATAGGTTGTTTCCAATGAACCCTCAAACTGTTTTCGCAGAACAAAGTTGATATCCTCGATTGTGATATTCTTGTTAAACATCCGTTCACGATCCAGCTCTAGACGCAGAATCCACGGGCTCTGCTCTTCCTGCGATAGACTCTGTTCAAAAGCCGTGAAGAATGTGAGCCATTCAGTATCCTCTGCAATTAATGATGCCTGGTCACGAGGATCATAATAAATACGGGCCACAGTTACTAAGTCTTTGAGCATAGTGAACTCGAGCTCTTGTGTTAGTCGGCGCGCATCTTCTTTGGACTTGATTAGGTCTGGACGCAGATAGATTGTGAGCGAAGTAGCCTTTGGATTCTGGGTTACCGTCAGCAACTCCTTGAGTCGAGGTACACCTCGTGTCATACCAGACTTGGCAGCTACGCCAGCTAAATGGAATGTATTCAAGGTCATCTGGGTAGTTGGTTCGCCCAGACTTTGTGCAGCAATGATACCCGCCATCTCGCCAGGAATTACCCAGGATTTCATGTGTTTGACTACAATCTGTTCTGCAAGCCAGTCAAAGGCTGTCGTAGTGAGTCCCTTGTCTTGAATTGCCTTTGGATTGAGATGAAACCGGAGCAGAATGGCCCATAGACGATTCTCACTTGTTCTTGCAATAATCTTATCAATCATATCTAAGACATGGGCACCGGTTACAGGAGCCTTGCCCTCAGATGCAGGACCAATCTGTTGAAGAGCATTAGCAATTAGTCTGGGCAAATGAACGGCCGACTGAACAGACTTTTCTACACGGCCACCCCATACATTCTTAACCAGAATGTCACGGTCTTCTAAGATTTTTGTGATAAAGGCCTGAGAACGCTCACCAGCTACATCTGGAACAGTGAAACGTTCACGAATTTCGGTGTCAGTCAATGATCCTAGATTGATAGGCTGATTCTCAATCTTAGTAGCACTTGTGCCGTCATCACCGTATGCAAATTGTACAATGAGACCACCAGAGTCACGAACAGTGCCATCATGACCCACCATGAAATCCTCCATAGTCTTCACTAATTTACGTTGCATATACCCAGAATCGGCCGTATCGTAGACCTGAAGACCATTAGCCAGACCAAATGTAAATGTCTCAGGAACTGTAAGATCATACATCTTGGGATAGGCATCAGGGCTGACTGGTTTAATCATAACAATCTCATCTAGTACTACATCTTTCTGGAAAGTGAAGTTGCGATGTTGTGTGGTAGTATTAAGAGCCAGGCGTTTTATCTCTTTTGCAGGATCAATGAATGTGATTTGACTAGCTAATAGACTTGCCCATTGTGCTCTAACAGAAAGTCGGTAGGATGGCTGTATGACCTCTGTAGATAAATTATTGTTTTTTATTTGTGTCTTAAAGACCTTTGCAAATACACCTAGACGACTGAGAAGCATGCTAATACCCTCAGTAAGTTCTTGAGATGCTGACCCAGATTCAATAGAATTATGAGTTAATGTTCCATCTCCAGAGATATATCCATTAAGGAGACCCTTGATAAATTCTAGAGATGCAGTGAATGCCTCTGATGGTACACGTTTATTTGATGCACCGTGACCACAAATTTCATCCAAGAACTTTGCTAGAACTGTAGAATAACCACGAACAGAGGTTGTGACTCCACCTATGGCATTTATATGAGACTCTTCATTACTTGTAACGCGAAGGGCCTCAAACCAGTCGTGGATGAACTGGCAGATGTCAGGACTATTGTTAGTAATTCCCACATATCCACTCTTAATATCTACATTCCCTTCTGCAAGGAATAAGCCAATGAATAGACCATTATCATAATTTAAATTAAACTGCTCAGGAATACGGGCACCATCATGATTACTACTGAAAGGATATACAAATCCTTTTGAAATATTTGTGATATTAGAACGATTAAGAGTGCGTACAATGCTACCCTTTGTTTTATAGGGAAGTGTAAACTTATTTCCATTATTCTCATCCCACCATCCTGCAGGAATACGTTCACGGTCTAACATTGCACTTTCTATTGCTTTTTGGGCAGCATTGAAATCTGTTCCATAAAGATAATTGGTTTTAGGAAGATAGTTTTCTACACGTATTGCCATTGTAATCATAGGTGGCTCTGGAAGAGTCATGGTAACCGGCATACAGTCTCCTGGGCGTACATCAGGAGTATTACGTTGCTCAAAGAGTTCTCCATTCCAGATTAATAGCGACTTAGATGCTGTTACTATGACAGACCTACCACCAAGAGTCTCTACACGATAGAGTTGGTTACCAGGATCATGGCGTGTTACTGCAGAAATGGCCCCCCATGTGACTGTTCCATCAGGTGCTACAGATGGGATGTATGTAGGCGTATTTAATTGAAGCATCTCGAGATCTGCCTCGGCAGGAAAGTACTCTACATCAGCTTCACGCGTAGCTAGATGGGCATCGATCCAGTCACCTATACGAACTGTCTTAGTCTGACCCCCCTCCATGATAACAATGCGTGTGTCAGCTGTTACAGACTTAACAGCCGTATCAATGAGACCCTCACGGCCAGTCATGGCATGGAAGAAGAATTCGGCCGGTGTCAGTCCTTTTACGAAAGAGGACTCGATGAAACCACGGGCTTCGGCACCGTCCTCATATCTCTTGAAGTGTGGCAGAGTTCTGTCTTGAAAGCCATAGGCAATACGCTTACCCTCTATAGACTGCTGGCCCAGAAGTGCAATCATCTGTGCAATGTTCAGATCTGCACCCTTCGAACCGCATTTTACCATGTTTACCATGCGATTATTGGAAGAAAGAGACTTGAGACCCGTCTTGCCCGCAGCACCAATGACTTTATCCAGAGTCTCAAAAACCTTGCCCTCGAATTCATCTTGATTTGTACGACCAGACCTATTATCAAAGAGACCCATATGTACCTGGAGCTGGATAGACTCAATCTTCTTCTTGAGATCACCCATTTCCAGTGCAATCTTAGATAATGTATCCTGGTCAGCTACCAGATCTGATAAACCTACCGAGAAACCACTATTTTGCAAATACGTGGCCACTACCGCCTGAAGAGAATCGATAAATTCCACAGTAGTCTCAGGACTAAAGTCATTATACAGAATATGGATGAGAGCCTTGTCAAAGATATCACCATCCAGAATACCATTCAGAATATCACCATTCTTGATTACTACATAATTCTTAGCATTGTCTGGATCATCGCGCTTAGAAGAATCATAGACCTTGTTGCCCATCTCAAGATAGACAGCCGGTAAAAGGGCCGATACTACCTGTCTACCAGACCACAGAGGAACAGGGTCCGTCTTTGCAGGAGGTGGAACTTTGCCATCCCATCTCTTACTATGAACTAGAAGAGCCATAAATTCACGGCGCGTAAAGAACTCCGTTGGTCTAGTTAGGCGATTCACGCCTACCAATGTATCTTGAACAACAGATACTAGAGGTTTACTCAGACGTGGACTAATCATCTGTTTAGGAACCGCTGCGATCTCGCGAAGCTCGGTTGCTGCCTCCACCGACTGAGGCACGTGCATATTCATCTCCAAAGATACCTCTCGTTTCCGAAAGGAGTGGACTATACCTTGAGCAGCATCAGACTGGCTAAGTCATCATTTGCTACCCGCTACCGTCTAGTCTCTGAACCTTCTTCATGCCCTACCATCTACAATTACTTGTAGAAACGGGTTTAGAAGCTTGGCTGCGGATCCCCAATTTCGTATGTCCCAACATACTCATCCATTACGTTTTTCCTTCATATCGTAATTACGATATAGCCTCTAGTCTTTCTCTAGAGCCAGTACTAGTTTTCACTAATACCTTAGGAGTAATGGCTTTACGGATTTCCCGAACAATTTGGTGGCGTTGCTTCGATAAGTTTCAAGAATTCTTTTGCACGTTCAATGAGAATGGTAGTAGATTCATATTTCCCTACAAATCTTGCTTTTGCCTTACCAACGATAACAATAACACAGGATGATCTTATATGAATGTAGTCATCAAGATGGGAATGATCTATTGTAAGACCATTAAAGCGTTCTAGCTTATTTCCCATATGTTGACATTGAGCATGGGCCATACGTTTAACCCGTTCAGATTTACTGAACCCATGCTTCCTTAAACTATCAGACATTTTCTGGCGTGTTTCAGTACTTCTAAACTGACAACCACCATGTCGGTGTGATAGATTTAAGGGTGACTCATTCATTATAGATGCTACAGGGTATGTTTTACCCCCTTCTGTGAGATTATAACCAGTTGGATAAAGACTACACATAGATTTGATGTGAAATTTTTCACGATCATCAAGTAAACTTCTGTCACACTCTTCAATAACAGACACTTTAAATGCATTTGCACCATAAAGGCGTATCGCATTATTAAGATAAGTGCACTGTTTTCGTTTTGTGTTTCTCAGAGCCTCGCTAATATGATCATTAAATCTACCAACAGCACCGAATAGACGATATCGCGCATGATTTTTTCGGTGACTTAATGTCTGACCAACATACTTTTTTGAAGAAAGTATGTGTTCAATAACATAAATTACACCTTTAATCATTGACGGATCATCTATGATGCTATCCATAATGCTTATGAACATTATAAAGAATTGTATTCACTTTTTCGAAACTAGATAGTTATATCATAACCGGGGACTATGCGATCCCTGGCCATGATGGGTCTTACACTGTTATTCTTCTAAGGTGATTCCCATAACCTTTAGAAGCAGCTACCTGTTGGAGACAAGATTTTATCTCCGTCGAAGTCAGCATTGTAGGGTTTTGTCACAGAAACATTGAGTCGGAATGTGGAATACGGAAGAACTCGTACTCTGTGACACATCATCGACATGCGATGCAGAGATGGCTGACGATTAAAGAGTACGGGATCACCGTCTAGAAGATGCCGATGAACCACATCGCCCTCAAAGATTTGAATAGTCTTTGTAGCCACATGTTTCAGAGATATAGTACGACCTCCAATTCGCTGAACTGACTTGGCTCCTGGATAGACATCTGGACCATTCTGAACCAGTTTGTAGAGCCGATCAATATTATACGGGGTTGCACGTTCAGGAAATGTTAGATTCATAGCTATCTTTTGTGGTACACCTAGCTCAGCAATTGAGATATTAGGATCCGGTGTAATAACAGAACGAGCTGAGAATTCTACACGTTTTCCCTGCAAGTTATTACGGATTCGACCCTCTTTTGAACCCAGACGCTGTTGAAGTGATTTCAAGGGCCGGCCAGATCTCTGAGCACTCTGAGCTACACCAGGAATCTCATTATTGACCAGAGTGGCTACGTGATACTGGAGCAATGTGGTCCACTCATCAATGGCCTTTTTCTTGGCTCCTTTTGCAATCTTATTTGAAAGATCCAGATTAGTCTTGATAATGTCAATTAATTTCTGTGTTAAATCATCTTCTGAACGTTGATTATTATCCTGCAAAACTGATGGACGAACCTGAGGCGGAGGAATTGCCAGAACAGAACACATCATCCAATCAGGACGACACCATAGACGACTGAATCCCATAAAATCCACGTCTTCGTCAGTGATGCGACGTAGAAGACGATAGACATACTCTGGCTCTAAGAAACGACGAATACCACCGCTTGGACCCACCATTTCGGCTTCCGAACCCGCTGGACCAACTTGTTTCCACTCTGCCACAATTCTACAGATATCTTCGTCGTGGTAACGATGAGGCTGACGTGCACCGCATCCATCTTCAATCTGCTCACCGCACCGTGTAACATCTTGGCAGGCAGTTAAGACACTTTTCCATCGATTTTCACCCTTGGTCCGTTTCATACCCTTGGCCGTTTCCTTGTTTATAAGGAGTTTGCCACATTTGATACAAACACATCGCAGAATTTTTAAAACCATCTTGAAGAATTGAATATAGTAGATTGGTCGGGCCATTTTAAAATGTCCAAAGTGGCCCGGGCAGCCGTGATTATTGAGACCGCAAGAACGGCATAGTTTGCCATTTTCTAGAACACCCATGCGTGGATCTGCAAGGCCTCCTATTTTTCCTTCTTGGGTACTATGATTAGTGATTTCAACCACTGAGCGTCTCACTATCTCATCTGGACTGAAGACACCAAACTGGATGCCCACAATCGTCTCCGTTTCTGAACTATGAGAAAGTGTTGGCATACCTGTTAACTTAAGATGTTTTTAAGCCAAGGTTGGTCAACTTTAAGGGGGGGGACATCCTGTCCCCCTTCCCCCCTTGGTTTTTAATCATCCTGTCCCCCTTCCCCCCTTGGTTTTTTAATCATCCTGTCCTTGCGTAAATTGACACCATAAACAATTTTTCATATCTATAGGGGCACATGTCAGATTCCGAAGAGTTCCGACACATATGTCAGCGGAATTTATATGCTATTCGTAATATTCCCGTAACGAGAACTAAGACTGAGATAGGAGAAACGGTCTTATATACATACGAAGAATCTCCACATCTCGAATTCCTGATTCGTGCAGCCATCATATGTTTTCCTACATGGTCGCATACTGTCTTATGTGGTGTTCAAAATATAGAGTCTGTACAGACTCTATGTGTAAAAATAGGTGATATAAAGATTATTAATACCGGTCATAAGATTTTGAAACGCAATGAACATATGCGATTTATGTTATCATCTTCTTTTTGGAATCTCTTTACAGCTCCTTTAATTTTATTATACGATGCCGATTCATGTCTTGTAGATTCTAACATAAGTCTGTCTCATAGTCTATCCGGCCATGGAGGTCTGACTCTACGTAATCGACGAACTATGTTAGAATGTCTGCGACCTCCTCCAAGAATAAATATAGACAGAGAAGATGTTTATTATAATAGTACTATACTTAATCGGGGTCTAGGTACAGTAAGTTCGGCTCCTATAGGTCTATGGAAACCATGGCTTTCTGGAAACGAAGAATGGAAAGATCCTATCATGAAATTGGTAGGTAAACGCTACAATCTAAATGCAAATATTAAAATTTATATCTTATGTTATAATCAAGAAAGATTTGATGCAGCGGGAGCTCTGTTTCCATATTCATGGGCCCATCCTATCTTAATGAAATATCAGAATTGTACCTTTGAAAATGCATTCTGGCCCCAGCTTCTAGAAATACGTGATGAATGGGCCTCGTGTGAATTTGTCGGTACTCTTGCATTTACAGCAAAACGCAAGATTAATATAGGTCTCATTAATAAACGAATTATTGAAGGATATTATACGGATAAGTCCTATGTTCATTTCAGTGATACGGGTCGTCTTGTATTGAAAAATAAGACAGATCATCCAAATTTCAAAGAAATATGGACCGATATGTTAAAAACACTAAATATTCCTGATGTAGTCGAAGGTTGGTGTAATTATTGGATGTGTACACCTGCATTAATGGATGGATTTCTTGCATGGCACCGCGATGTTCTAACACCAGTTGTACTTGCTCATCCACTGATTTATAGTGATTCAAAATACAAGGGAGCTCTTTCAGAGGCCGATCTTGTACGACTTTGGGGGCATCCTTATTATCCAATGGTTCCGTTTATTATGGAACGGATTAATAGGGCTTTTTTCACAGAAAAACTTCAGTAAATTTTAAGTCTAAACCTTCGACAGAACCATTTTTAAAAGTATATATCTCATATGGCAAATGCTCACTATCTTTGGTAGACCATAAATAAACAGAGCCATAAGAAAATTTTATTAATTCACCCAAATATCTTCCTCGATGACTCCAGCATTTACCATTCTTTATCTGTACAGACTTGCCTGGGATTGTATCTTGAGTTGTAGACATCTCTATATTTATATAAATGGTATCTTAATTTCATTTTTAATTGTGGCCATCAATTTCTGAAAATTCTTTTTAGATACTTTGCCCACGTTTTTACGGGTGAGCCTACCACCCAGATAGTTGCGAACCGTTCTATGTAAGACATTACCAGCCTTGTTAATTTCTTCTATATGCATTTTCATATTTTTGCCCGGTAATTTCCGTATTGTCTTTCGTAAGAAACGAAACATCTATTTTATGGGTATAAATTTGACAGCTTTGCAGCCATTGTAAAATCAAGTAATGAATATTACAGAGAAAAGTGAGTCCGATACTCAGACATCATATCCTATTACAAAAACAGTGTGGTCTGGAAAGACAAAATTCTGTGAGTCCGTTGTCTTTGCAGATTCGCCCACATATGGCAGAATGCTTTTTCTGGATGGTGAAATTCAAAGTGCTTCGGTCGACGAACATATCTATCATGAAAGTCTGGTACATCCTGTAATGATAGCTAGCAAGGGTCAATACAAACGTGTTCTAGTTGTCGGAGGCGGAGAAGGTGCTACTGTACGCGAAGTCTTGCGCTGGTCTGTTGAAGAAGTTGTATGGGTAGACATTGATGTTGAACTAGTAGAACTATGCAAAGAGCATCTGAACTGGGCTCCCTATGTCTATACTGATCCACGTGTCAAATTCATTGGAAAAGATATTCGGGAGGTTCTGCCCACTCTCGGAACCTTCGATATCATTATTCTTGACTTGCCTGATCCAGATAGTGAGTCTGAACTATATGGGCCGGCAATGTGGTCTGCATATAAGTCAGCATTAACCGGTCATATCGTAACACATGTTGGACCAGTTAGACCCTTTGGTAATATCGGTGATGGTGTTCAGCGGGTATGGTCTTCGGCACGTGCCGGTGGTTTTCTTCCATGGGTTTCTGGGTTTTACCAGATTACTATACCAAGTTTTCAAGGCTCATGGGGATTCTGGATAGACGGTATGAATCCTCTTGTCTATGCCAGAAATGTTTATATTCCTTGTCTACGTATTGTAGATATGGAACAATTAATGCAATGGGCATATCCACCTATGTTGTGGCGAAAAATTCTTGAAAGCCAAAAGACAAATCCTACTTCTGCAGGTGGAAGTTGTATGGTGTATATGTCTCCTGTATGCTCATGTCAATATGAGTATTCTACAGATGAAGACTAGGTGGAAAAAAAGTATGAATATACACCACTAAATTGAAAGAGCAAATGAAAAATTCCGAACTTTGCAGCTAATAAAAGGAAGTTGGCATTTAATTCATTGAAATCCAGGGCCCCATTGGTTCTAACATCGGTCATCAAATAGATCACTGATGCTGGGACAAAGGATACTACTACCGTCTCAGTCAAGAATAACCATGGATGTTTTGTGGGAAAGACAGTATCTCGAACAATTGCTGCAACATACCCTAGGAATATTATGGCGGATACTAGGACTGTAACAAGTATATTTACAATAATGAGATTTGTTGAAAATCCGCCTATTGTGAATTCATCAGGAATTTTTGATGGTAATGCTAAAGAACCAAATACGTACGACAGAAATGAGCCTAGAACAAGACCCACTGCTGCAGCAATAATAAAAGTATCAGTATCTGGAAGAATTTTTGGCATCTCTAAAAAGTTGAATATATTTTTGTTGCATTATCTAACTGAATATATTTTTGTTGCATTATTTCCTTGTCCTTGAGCATTTTCTGCTAAAACACTAAAGGTATAGATATTATATACGGCAGGCGCGCCTTGACCACCAGGTTGTGCAGCTGGAACAAAAAAAGAATATGAACTTGTTCCTGGATCACTTGGAGAAATATAAATTGGGCCTATATAAAGGGCAGAAGGCCTTAAGACATCGGAGGCAGGTGGAGTACCAACTACCGTTTGTACCAGCACTGTATTAAAAACATATCTGTCTATAGTTGCACCCCCATTATTTGTAGGTGGATTCCATGTAGCTCTTAAATTTACATAACCTACTATTTGAGATATAGCAGTAACATTAAAATTTTGTGGTACATCAGGTACTGTAAGTGTTATTGTAGTAACTGTATCAACTGTGTTTCCTTGACCAAAGTATCCCTGTGCATTTTTTGCAATAATAGTGAATGAATATGGTGTACTGTTTGATAATCCTGTAAATGTATATGGACTGGTGACAACTCTTTCTGAACCTCCATAAGTATAAGTACCTAAATATTCTGTAATTGCTGAACCACCATTATCTAAAGGAGGTAACCATGATACGACTACACTAGTAGGACCAGGAGTAGCAATTAAATTTGTTACTCGACCTGGATTGCCTGTTGGTGTGGCTAGAATAGATGATGTGGATGAATTAATATAACCAGTAATTCCAGAAGCATACACTGTAATATAAAGTCTAGATTCTACACCATTTGTTAGACCAGTAAATGTATAAGATAATGAGGATGGTATGCCTATAGAGAATTCTGGACCAGTATTAATAGAAGCTGTATATCCTGTAATAGGATAACCATATAATTGCGGGGCCGTCCATGATACAGTAGCAGTACCAGGTCCTACAGATACTAGAGTTAAAGCCGGTGCAGATGGCGCTTGTCCAGGAATCGCTAGAACCCACCCTCCGTTAGGATATGTAGTTGGACTTGAACCTATATTATTCTTTGCTGAAACTACAATATAATATCTATCCCCATTAGTTAAATTAGAATAACTTGGACTAAACATAGGTTGTCCTGATGGACCAGGATTCATTACTATCATACCATTCGGTAACAGATTTAGATTTGAATCATAGAAATATATGTTATATAGAACTATAGATGAACCACCATTATTAGCGGGTGGGAAAAATCCTACTCCTATATTACCACTTGTTCCTATTAATGGAGACATTGCTGTAGGATTAGAAGGAGGGCCTAAAGGAGTAGCTGTAATAGATGCAGGTATAGATAGACCAATTCTATTTCTTGCCTTGATTTGAAATGTATATGGTGTGCCATTTGTAAGACCAGTAAATGTATAGGGTGATGCTACTGTAATTTCTGCAATTCCAGCATATGAGCCTTTATAATCTATTATTGCAGAACCATTATCTGCTGGTGCATCCCATGTTAATGTTATCTCTTGATTACCAGGAATGCCAATGCCTTCTAATGATAAATTTATAGGTGCATTTGGTACTCCTGCTGGTGTTTCTGTAATAGTAGCCTCTGATGATGAACCTGCTAAAGTATTTGCTACCACAGTAAATGTATAAGGTGTACCATTTGTCAGACCAGTAAATGTAGCAGATAAACCTGTAATTGTTTGAGTAGTATTATTTCCTGTCACCGTATAGTTTAATATAGTACCATTAGGATTACTAGGTGGAGACCAAGTTACTATAATTTGAGTTGAAGATGATTGTGTAGATAAACCTGTTGGTGCACCAGAATATGAAAGAGTAGTAGCTGAAACACTAGAAGGAAGTGATGAACCTATTCTGTTTGTAGCAACAAGATTAAAAACATATAGTGTTCCTGGTTGGAGGCCCGTAAGAGTAGCTGTTAATCCTGTTACCGTTTGTGTAGATCCAGTACACGATGCCGTATAACTAGATATCGTAGCCCCTCCATTATAGGGTGCAGTCCATGTTAATGTTGCACTTGTTGCACCTACAACAACAGTCATAGAAGGCGAATTAGGACGGACAGCTGGTGTATACTGGAGTACAGCAGGAATAGATGATCCCAGAATATTTTTTGCTATAATATTAATTGTATAGGGACTCCCTAAAACAAGATTCTGATATGATATATTTGTCACAACTGTATTATTGGTTGTACCGCCTGGTGCTATAGAAGTTGTGTAACCAGTGATTGCATATCCACCTGTAGATCCAGGATTCCATGTAATAGTCGTTGTTGGTCCAACAGTAGTTCCAGAAAGATCTATTGGCGGTCCTGGTACACTTCCTGATGTAGCGGTTATACTAGTAGAAGAAGATCCAACAATATTTGTTGCATTTACTGTAAATGTATAGGGAGTACCATTTGTTAGACCCGAGAATATAGCAGATAATATATCGCGAGGGCCAAGATCTTGAGTAGTTATTCCATTAGTTATAGAATAACCCGTTAATGGTACTCCGCCTGTATAGGAAGGAGCGTTCCATGTGACAGTTATTGAAGAAGTTGATATACTGGTAACAATATTTGTTACTTTCCCAGGAAATGTAGCCGGTGTAGTTGTAATACCTGCACCTTGAGAAAGACCTACTGAATTTATTGCAAATACTGTAAATGTATATTGAGTACCATTTGTTAGACCTCTAAAAGAAGCATATGGTGTATTAACAGTCTGTGTTAAAAGTGCGGATCCTGGTTGTATCTTAACAGAATAGCCAGTCACAGTTCCCGCAGGTGGAGTCCATGAAATAGATGCCGATGAGTCTGCCGGTGTAGCTATAAGATTTGTTGGGGGGGCAGGGACAGTTCCTGGTGAAGCTGTTATTGTAGCAGGAATTGATGTACCGCCCAATGTTTTTGATACTATAGATATAGTATATGTGGTACCCGTGGTTAGACCAGAAAAAGTCGTTGTAAGGCTATAACTTGGAATAGTTAAGACTACATCGGGAAGTCCAACTGTGGATAATGTAGTTATATATCCCGTAAGTGGAGAGCCTCCAGTATTTGCAGGGGCCACCCATCGTACTATTAATGCCGTCGGCTGATACGTAATAGTCAGACCTGTTGGTGGACCAGGAGCTAAACAAGGTACGAATGTTCCATTTAGGGGCACCGATAGCCCAACAGTATTGTCTGCTTGTACGGATACTGTATATGTTTGACCATTTGATAGACCAGTAATAATGGCCGGAATATCTGTAACCCTCTGTACACCGATCGTCGGAATAGTCACAATATATCCTGTTATGGGTGAACCACCATTATTTGATGATGCAGTCCAGGATATTGTAGCAGATGAATTAGATGGTATTATGACAAGATTACTTGGTGGACTAGGATTAGTAACTGGAGCTCTTGTCCCGCCTACAGGTGCAGATGGACCAAATGCAGTCAATGTCTCTACAGATATGCTATAGAGTTGGCCATTATTTAGTCCAGTAAATTGTGTAGATAGTGTGGTAACCTTTTTTGTAGCGATAATATTTCCAGAACTATCGCTACAGGATACTTGATATCCTATAATCGGTAAACCGCCCGATGACATATCTATTCAATACATAGAATGAGTTATAAAGCAGACTTACTCGCACTAATAAATCTTGTCCAGACTTTGATTCCAGTTATAACAAGATATCCACTGGCTGATTTTACTACTCCTAAAATTGGTAATATGGCAGTAACATATTATGTTAATGCAGTGCCATTTATACGTCTTAAATGGTTTAGTACATATAAGACACCATTTACGGGAGCACTTGCACAATGTTATCAGTTAAAAGATATGTACTTAGAGGTTGAAGAAGATTGGACCCAAGATATATTGTTATTCAAGTTATTAACGGCTTATGATAAAATTAAGAATGCTGAATAGTTACATCCGGATTATTAAATAAGTCACGGGCAATCTCAGTGGCCTCTAGCTCCTTGCCTTTCTCTCCGAAAGTGGCCTTTTTTGTCTCCTTTGATTCTTTTGCCTCTGCAATCCTTTGCCTCTTCTCCTCTTCGAAAAACTCGTCGCGCTTTGTAGCATTTTCCCTATAAGACTGCATGAGAGTATTTAATTGATCATTACTATACTGCTGATCGGCCACCTCGTCTGGTTCAGGATCCCAGGGAAGCCACTGGCCAACTTCACCAACATATACATTGAAATGAGGATCCTTCTTGTGAAGAGCCTTCGCTCTCTCGGTAGCCTGTTCGTGCGTAGAATATGTGCCACGGCATTTGAGTCCTCGGACAGTAGTCCTGAAGTTATTATCCTTGTGAAACTCATCCTCTAACTTCTGTTTATTAACAACCATATAGCTCTCATAGGCCTCTTGAATCTTAGTATCCCGGAAATCGGTCATGTTAGCCTTTACATGCTCATCAAGGGCAGTAGAAGTCTTCTGTGCAAGTGTACTACGAGTCTTTGCCAACTTATCAGCGAGTGCCTTTAATGCCTTTGCATTTTCAGTTAGAGGATTAATTTCAACACCCGATACATCAGTCTTTTCAGATGTCCTAGAAGCCGTCTCAGTAGTCGTGTGAAGATTCTCCAGATCTAGATGAACCTCTCCCAGAACATTCTGCAAGTCCCGGAGTTGCTCCATAATAAAAGACTCCGTTGCCTTTACTTTGTAATCCAGTGCATAAAAATTGAGGAACTTGCTAAAGAAGAACATATCTTTGTTCTTCAAAACCTTCTCGGGGCTAAGAAAACTCAGACAAATAAACTTTTGACCCCGGATTTCATCATCGGGCTCTAGAAATACCTGCATTCTATATCTGTAGTGCAAACTAATCTTTAAATCTATACGAGCCAATTTTTTTTAACTAGCCTAAGTATAATGGACGGCTTTACAGTAACTGAGCTTGTAACTCGTGCAATTAAGTACTTTCTGGAGGGCCTCGCTGTAGCTCTTGCTACGTTTATCATTCCCCAGAAGAAGCTGGTGCTGGAGGAGATCCTGGCAATTGCAATTGTAGCTGCGGTAACTTTTGCTCTCCTGGATCTTCTGGCCCCGAGCATTGGTCTGACTGCCCGCCAGGGTGCCGGTTTCGGTCTGGGTGCTAACCTAGTAGGGTTCCCTCGTGTGTAAAACACACGAGGTTACTCTTTATGGCTTCGCCATAAGTGTTCCCTAGGGTCTAAGCATTACTATAGTTTTAAATTCATCATTTCTATCTTTTTATGATAGAAATGATGATTATATGTAGATGGCAGCAGGAGGGGGCCCTGATTTAACAAGGTTTGCAGCAGGACCTGGAACTGTATTATACGAACTTGGATTAAAAGATTTTAACACTTTTAAAGATGTTGTTACAAGACATAAACTTAAAGTACAAAATAAAGATTTACAATATATTGGGAACAGAACAATTGGAGTACATCTCCTTACAGAGTTAATAAATAAAAAACTCAAAAAACAGGTAAAACATCCTGATCCTGAAATACGCAGAAAATTGGCCAGTAGATTAAAATATTTTAATAGCGAAGATTTTATAGATAATTTTTTACAAGTCTTACCTACGAGAGATACATGGGGGCAATCTGAAAAGGCTAAATCTGCAAGTTATACATTATGGTTAAATACTCTTTTTAGAACTAATTATAAAGAATGGCGAGATGATATGTTAACTAATTTAGATAATCAAGGCCAATGCAAGGCAGCTTTAGATTATCCTTCTGCTCGTCCTGTAACACATATACAGGATAATGATAGGGTTGTATGTTATTTATGTGGAAATCAAATTCATACTGGCGAGCCAACTATGCAATGTGAACATATTTTACCTATTGTTACTGCTCTGGCACACGTTTGGTTAGTTGAACGCCCAATTAAACTAGAAGTTGCTGAAGCATTAGCTGTAGAATATGCATGGGCACATCAGTGTTGCAATCAAATTAAATCCAACTATGATTTTATTAAGTCAAGTAAGTCTAAGGCTAGTATTTATTATGAATTTAATGAACCACTTGTAAAACAAATTTTGAATAAAATCGATAGTTCTATAAATTATGATTGTAACCCTATTAAAAATGCTAAACAGAATTTAACAAATGTAGAAAATACAGTTGAACCTCTTTTAACAATAATTAATGATACTATTACAAAAATAGGAAATTTTGATTACTATATATTACTAACTAAGTTTAAGTTATTATCCGCATTAACAAATGAAAATTTTATAAGGGTTTTATTAGGCCAAAATATTGATGGAACATTTCAACCTACTCGTCCATTATATAATCCAGCAGCTAGAGAAGCTGCTAGAGCAAGGTCTGCACAATTAGAAGCGGAAATACAAGCGGAAGAAGCTGAAATACAACAAGCACGAAGACAAGGATCTGCAACTAGGGGCGAACGGTTAGCCCTACGGGCTGGTGCTGGTGCTGGTGGAGGTGCAGGTTCTAATAGATATGGACCTAGAACACAACGAGGTGGTGCTGGTGAAGATATTGACTTTCCTGATTCTTTTTTTGCAGAAATAATTGGATTTGCTGCAAGGCATGGTATAGCATTACCATTTGAGCAACTTATCCCTGCATATATATTATTTAATCCTGAATTTTTGCCTACAGATAAAGAAATACACGATATTACATTAGTTGTACAATCAGCACAATTACAAAATGCATTAGCTAAAGTTTTAAAAGGATCTAGAGAATCTAGAGGTGTAGCCCCTATAAGATCTGTATCAACACCTTCTCTTTCTAGAACAGAAACATTAAAACCAATATTTGAATTACCTGTAGGATTTAAAGGTTTACCAGGAATGTCTGAAGGTGGTTCAGGAATGTCTGAAGGTGGTTCAGGAATGTTTGGAGGTAGATATAGAAAGACTCGCAGAAGGGCCCAAAAAAGAAAAACTCGTAAACGATTTTAATACGATCCATACGGTAAAGAATATCTATTTGCCGTGTTTTCAACACGACGCTGATTTTTATGCGGGCCTTTGAGAAATGAAGAAAATGTATCAAATAGACCAGGAGTAGCTTTTAGAGCAATAAGATCAGGATCGGCAGAAGCCGGAATATCTACTACCAATCTACCTGTACCAAGACCTACTGGCTGGGCATCCATAGTCTCACAACCAGACCATGTACAGAAACGTTTCTGCGATTCGGGAACCATAGTATCTACACGTCCTACAGTACCTGCTACCCAGGTAGTAAACATGCGATCCTCGTTGATAAGTTGAGTACCACTATCAATCATAGACTTCCTAATATCAAAACCGGAAGAGAATTGACCTCTTCCTACCGGTTTTGCTACAGGAATTGCTTCGCATGATGGTCTATAGTCAGTAAAAAGTCGTCCATCTTCCATATTTGGGGGAGCACCCACATATCGAGGATTTGCAGTTCTAACAGAATCCATTCTTATTGTATAACTTATATTCTTATACGGTACCACGAAGGGCAGCGATTACATCCTTCTTTTTCATGTCGGATGTACCCGTGATTCCACGTTGAGATGCCATACTACGTAATACTTTGAGGGTTAGACCTTCGAGAGTTTGATTGTCCTCAGTTTCCACGGTCTTTTCATTGTCATTGTCATTATCATTGTTATTGTTATTTTCATTTTCATGTTCTACTACTACTTCGCGGGCCTGTAATTCAGCCATAAAATCTACATGTGCAGGTTCTTCGCGAAGAATGGTATTTACAGGTTCTACAGGTGCGGATACTGGTACTTGTGGCTGTACTTGTACATGCGGTTCAGTCCAATCATCATCTTCTAAGTCTTTGTATTCAGGCTCTTGATTTTCACTAGGAAGCCCCGGGGAAAGCATACCTCTGAGTTCAAAAACGGCATTTTCAAGAAGCTGAACTTTCTTCTGTGTTAGCTGTATATGACTCCAAAACCAATACAAGATACCAGAAGCTAAGATTACTCCGCTCAGAATTAGAAACATTGATTCCATAGAAAGAGGATTCATTCTTACTTCGGGCCATCTATGTTTTTCCTGGGACTAGGACGCATTAAATTAAAATATGCAGTATATATAAAATGGTTAGAAGAACCCACAAGAGAAAACAGCACAAAAGAAGAAGTCAGAAACAGAAGCAGAGGCAAAGAAATCAGCGCGGTGGAGGTGCACAAGCAACAACGTGTGCTAATAATTTAAAAGCGCTGGTACCCGGATTGTTTGCTCCTTATCAAAAAGCAATGGAGGAAAAAGGAGTAAACACATTAAAAGACTTTTTAAATATATTTCCAAATTCCAAAGAACTTATGTTAAACAAAATTTTATCAATTATGGAAGACTCTTGTCTTCACACACAGGGGTCTTTATTTACAATTACTACAAATGAAGATGGTATTAGAACATTGAGCGATACACAAGGCGGAAAAACTGTATTAAATGAGAAATATGGTCTACCCGATGAATTTGGTGAACAAGAAATGCGGTTTACACATGAAGGGGAAGATAGAATTGTTGGACTATTTGATGTATTTCATGGCCCTGTAATTAATACTCTAAAGTAAACCTCGTTCTCTTAAAATCTCACGTACACTACTATGTTTATTAATTCCTTTCTCAATCTTATATGTATACGTCAAGCAATCCGTTTTTGAATCAAGAGTCGATCCCATACACAAATTCAATGTACTGGCCTCACCATACTTTGTTGGTAAGTCCATATAATGTGTAGACACTATACTAGTTGTCCGGGTCTGATATACCTGGTCCAAAAAGACTTGGGCCGCCTCGACACCATCATGTGCATTTGTACCATGAAAAATTTCATCCATCATCAAAAATGTCTGACCTTTTTTGGTTCGTTCCATGACTGTCTTAGCAAACTCAATTTCGGCTTCAAACAGACTCATTTTTCCTACAATGTCTATTGGATTCAGTGCAGTAATTATTGATTCGAAGATAGGCAAAGATGCTTTGCGGGCAAATACTATACCCACAGTCTGGTTCATGAGAACAGCATACCCAACCGATTTTAACAGAGTCGATTTTCCTCCACGATTTGGTCCTGTCAATAATATATGGGGCCGATCAAATTGTATAGAATTTAAGACAGGTTGTTTGAGACCTGGATAATAGACATCTGTCAGAGATGTTCCTGAAGAATCGGTTGAAAAGCACGTTTTCTTCTTGAGGGCTAAACAGGCTAACATATCTAGATGTCCCGCGGTTTCCAAGACTTTTTGAATCCGTGCCGGTTCATTCCATGCATCTCCAAAGACACCCAGTGCTCCGGCTGACCATGTTTCCTTTTCTATATTAATTCCTAAGAGTTCGGCTAAATCATGTGTAGTCTGTGTGAAGGTTTGGACTGATGTTGCCCTCTTTCTCATATCGGCTACAATGGACCGCATATGAATAGCCGAAGAAATCTGATTCCAAATACTGGCACCTAACATAGCCACTGCGAATCCGATATGTAAGAATTGTTCACCCATCTCTGCTATCCCACCTTTGCCGGCAAAACGCGGTGCACCAAGTACAGATGGAACTGCTTTTTTAATTGCACCTTGAATCATATCGATATATTTTGAAAAAGTCACCGGTTCTTTCAAGACACAAGTGAATAAGATTAATGGGGCCAAGAAAATGAATATTGGTAGCATGATTGAGAGGCCGGGTACAAAGATAGTACGAAGAAATACAATGATCTCGTTTAACCAGCCGAGATGATTCAATTTTGCAAAAATCGATGTATTATCCCACATAATTTGATTATAATAGTCTTTTAGACGGTCATCTTCGCTGGCTTGGCCAACGGAAACTACGTCTTCTTCTGTCTCTTTTAATACTTTGAGAAGTGATGTTACCTTTGATTCTTTGATTTTTAATTTTATATCACGGAGTTCATCTTGTCGTCGTTCAATCTCATCTGTGTCTGATATCGGGGCGGATAATCGGGCTCTTAATGTTTCACGTCCCACTTGGGTAGCAGGATTGAATGCATCTACGACAACATTTAAATCAAGATCATTTGCATTCAGAAATACCATTATTTATGACCGTGTTTCTATTCTACGGTTGTAACCGTAAAGGTAAAAACCGTAAAGGTAATAACCGTAAAAAAGTTGACTTAAGGCCACGTTATACTAACAATGTTAGGTTCCATGACGACCATGGAACAAATTAGCGAAGTCAACCGGTATATGCAGATTCCGTTTGCGTGCCCACTAGATGTGAGAGCAAAGATTGCTACTCTTCGGATACCTGCGGATGAAGGTCATAGCCGTATCATGACAAATTGGCGTGCAGGTCCTGGTCCTCGTCCAGCCGGAGGTTCTCGACCTGTTCAAGGTCAAGGGCAAGGGCCACAAGGACAGGGGCAGTCAAAACGTATCATTCATGGTCCCGCTCCTCGTTACGGTAACAAGGGAAAGGCCGACGTAACAGTGGAAGAGCGGATGATGGACCGTATCCGTGACAAGATGAACAAGTTCAGCATTGCTACCTATGATCCTACCAAGGCCTGGCTGAGTCAACTTCTAGACAGTGGCGAGACCGATTTTCTTACCGACTTTATTACACTGGTCTTTGAAAAGGCCGCCACAGAAAAAATGTTCTGTCCCCTATATGCTCGTCTTATTACGGAGCTTCGATCTGAGTTTCCTCATCTTGACAATGAGACGAAACGCATTTTCTCCGAGTTCATGAACATCTTTGTAGAGGCAAACGAGGAGGAAGGAGCCGGTTATCAGGCCTTTCTTGCATTTCGTGAGAGACGCAAGTTCCGCAGAGGTTACAGTACATTTGTAGCAGAGATTGCCAAAAACAAGGTGATTACTACCGAGGATGTACTCCGCACATGTTCCATCATTCTAGATGGTCTTGTGGTAGCTAAGGGCCAGGAAGATCAACATCTTCTATGTGAGGAGTATGCTGACTGTCTCACCGTTCTCATGAAAGGCATTGATGCAGGCCCCATTATTTCTAAAGTTAAACTGGCTATGGACCGTGTCGGATCTCCTAGCCTGTCGAACAAGGCACGCTTTGCACTAATGGACATTCTTGGCATGTAATTATTTCTCAAATTTTCCGGTACGTGGATTACGGGGTAGAAGTTCAACATTTCCTGTACCTAATCTAGGTCTAACAGTTTCACTTGAACTTGATTTTTGTGTTTTTGATCTTAATTTTGATATTGATTGTGTTTGTGTTTGTGTTCTTTCATATTGTTCTGTGTATTTTCTTAAACTTGCATTTAGTTTTTTTCTGGTATTTGAACTAGTACTAATACGAGGAAAATTTGGATGTTCATTAAATGGATCTATTACAGTTACTCTTTCAAAAAAGTCTTGTTCTAATGGATTAGCGGGTTTTCCACTCAAAATTCGGTGCCAACCTACTTTTTTTTCAGTGGATAAATTTCCTGACATAAATTCTGTGCGCAGTTTTTTTAATTCTGATTTAATAAAAGATTGTCTTTTGGTTTCAAAATAAGAACCGCGACGTTGAGTTGATTGTGCACCGCCCATACTAATATAGATAGAATTTTGTAATTTCTATTATATGCTTTAAATTTGACAGGGGTAGGCAAAACATAACCCTTAATAAGATGCCCCGTATTTACAAGGCTCCAAAGGACAAGAAGGACAAGGCCAAGGAGAAGGACAAGGAGAAGGCAAAAGAACCTTCCAAGCGCCGGGCCCGTCCTGATAGTGATGATAGTAGTGTTGATTCACATGGTAATATTAGGGGTCTAATAGATTCATCTGAATCTGAAACCGAAGAGTCTGAGTCATCTTGGGTTCCTTCTTCTTCTAGCGAGGAACCCAAGACTGGTTTTCAACCACGTAGGCGCGCCGCTGTAAAAGCAGAAAAGGCTATTAAGGAAGAGCTTACTAAACCTGCAAAAGAAGAGGATGATGAAGATGATGAAGACGAGGAGGATGACGATGACGATGATGAATCCGAAGCACAAGAGAGCCGTGGGCAAATTCAACTTCTGATTTCTGATTTCGGTGGTGAAACCGGTCCTCCTAAACCCAAGAAGTATAAGCTAAAGTCTGAGTCCGAGGCAGTGCGCCGATTTGTGAAACTTGTGCAAACAGAGGAGCCCGAAGAGGATGACATTGATCGTGATATTGGGTATTTCAAGGGTCTAAGTCCTACATCCCAGGAAAAACTTCTCACAAAACTCCAAAATAAGATTGAACCTGCCGAGCCCACTATTCCTCTTCGATTCCAGATTCTTGCCAAAGATGTACCTGCCGAGGTAGAGCGTGTAGCTCTTTCAAAGTATTCTGCCCTTCAGAATATTGATCCTAGCTCTCCTGAGTTTTACAAGGCAAGCCAGTGGGTGAATGGATATACACGTCTTCCTCTTGGAATTTTCAAGGACTTACCTGTCAAGCTCGAAGATGGCCCCGAGCCTTGTCAGAAGTTTGTATCCAGTGTTCGTAAACACATGGACGATGCCATTTATGGACACGAAGAGGCCAAGTTACAGATTCTACAATTTGTGTCTTCCTGGATCTCCAATCCAAATGGTGCAGGCAACGTTCTGAGTATCCACGGTCCTCCAGGTGTTGGAAAGACAACTCTTATTAAAGATGGTGTAGCAAAGGCATTGAATAGGCCATTCCATTTCATTACTCTGGGCGGTGCAACGGATTCCTCGTATCTAGATGGTCACTCCTATACCTATGAGGGCTCAACATGGGGTCGTATTGTAGACATTCTTCTCAAGTCGAATTGCATGAATCCTATTATCTACTTTGATGAGCTGGACAAGGTTTCTGAAACACCCAAGGGCGAGGAGATTAATAATCTGTTGATTCATCTGACTGATGGATCCCAGAATGACCGCTTCCAAGACAAGTATTTCTCAGGTATTGATCTCAATCTGAGCCGGTGTCTCTTTATCTTCTCTCATAACAACCATGAGAAGGTGAATCCTATTCTACGTGACCGTATGTACAATATTCAGGTGGGTGGATTCAATTTGAAAGAGAAACTGGTCATTTCCGAACAATATCTGGTTCATGCTGCATTGAAGGAAGTGAATCTCTTTGAAAAGATCAGTATTACAAAGGAGATTCTGACTCAGATTATTGAGAATTTTACAGGTGATGAGAAGGGTGTCCGCGAGCTGAAACGGTGCATTCAGACAATTGTATCAAAGATGAATATGTTACGGTTCTACAATGATCCGGCCAAGGTTCCCTTTGCTATTCCGGGTTTTAGTCTACCATTTATACTCAAGAAGGAGCATGTAGAGCTCTTTCTTAAGAAGAAACCATTGTTAGATGCAAGTATTGCACATTTGTATACCTAAAAGGTGGGTAGGCCCA